TTATTGCCGCTGCCGCCGATGCAGCTGCTGGAGCGTGTGCAACAGACCGAGGGCGAACAGCATCAGCATCGCGCCGAACACGCACCAGAACACCGCGCTGGTGGCGTAAGCCAGCTCCTGCCAGAACGAATAGGACGGCGTCAGCCAGAAGTGACGGATCAGCAGGCAGAGCGGCAAGGCATAAAGCGCCCCCAGCAGCGGACACAGCAGCCGCTTGCGGCTCGACAGATAGCTGGCGATCGCGCCGGGGATCACAAACAGCAGCAGGCCGGTTTCCCCGTGGTGCTCATGATCCGTGCTGCCGAACAGGCCGGTTTGCTGGCCGAGAAACACCAGGTTGAACAACAGAAAACAGCTGAGAATGCCCAGCCAATATCGATAACTCGTCATGCGAATTCTCCCCCGCCCAATTACCGCATCAATAGAAATCAGCCCGGCCACCCGTCAGGTGACGCTGAACCGAATTTTTTCCTTGGTCAAAAGAGAGTTAAATGCGCACGGCGGCGCAGGAAATCAGCTTTCTGTGCTGGCTGTCATCGGTCATAGCGTCTAGAATGAACGCCGCCGAACGATGGTTCGCTTCGCTTTCTGCTGGTGGTGATTTATGACGTCGTTTTAAGGCTGAATTTATCTCTTATAGTTATCTATATCAAGCACTTACTGGTAAACAATAAGTTATCCTCCGTGAACATAAACGTCGCTAGTTTGTTAAACGGTAACTACATTCTGTTACTGTTCGTGGTACTCGCGCTGGGGCTGTGCCTCGGTAAACTCCGTCTGGGCTCCGTCCAACTCGGTAATTCCATTGGCGTTTTAGTGGTTTCCCTGTTGCTCGGCCAGCAACACTTCGCCATTAACACCGAGGCGCTGAATCTCGGCTTCATGCTGTTTATTTTCTGCGTCGGGGTGGAAGCCGGGCCTAACTTTTTCTCGATTTTCTTCCGCGACGGCAAAAATTACCTGATGCTGGCGCTGGTGATGGTCGGTTCGGCGATGGTGATCGCCATCGGTCTCGGCAAGCTGTTCCACTGGGACATCGGCCTGACCGCCGGCATGCTGGCCGGCTCGATGACCTCCACGCCGGTGCTGGTGGGGGCCGGCGATACGCTGCGCAACACCATCGTCAACGGCCCGGCGCTGCTGGCGGCGCAGGATCATCTGAGCCTCGGCTATGCCCTCACCTACCTGATCGGTCTGGTCAGCCTGATCTTCGGCGCGCGCTACCTGCCGAAGCTGCAGCACCAGGACCTGTCCACCTCTGCCCAGCAGATCGCCCGCGAACGCGGCCTGGACACCGACAGCCAGCGCAAGGTCTACCTGCCGGTGATCCGCGCCTACCGCGTCGGCCCCGAGCTGGTGGCCTGGGCCGACGGCAAGAACCTGCGCGAACTGGGTATCTACCGCCAGACCGGCTGTTACATCGAACGCATCCGCCGCAACGGCATTCTGGCCAACCCGGACGGTGACGCGGTGCTGCAGGTGGGCGACGAGATCTCGCTGGTCGGCTACCCGGACGCCCACGCGCGGCTGGACCCGAGCTTCCGCAACGGCAAGGAAGTGTTCGATCGCGATCTGCTCGACATGCGCATCGTCACCGAAGAGATCGTGGTGAAGAACAGCAACGCGGTGAACAAACGCCTGAGCCAGCTGAAGCTGACCGACCACGGCTGCTTCCTCAACCGCGTGATCCGCAGCCAGATCGAAATGCCGATCGACGACAGCATCGTGCTCAACAAAGGCGACGTGTTGCAGGTGAGCGGCGACGCGCGACGGGTGAAGAGCGTGGCGGAGAAAATTGGCTTTATCTCGATCCACAGCCAGGTGACCGATCTGCTGGCGTTCTGCGCCTTCTTCATCATCGGCCTGCTGATCGGCCAGATCACCATTCAGTTCAGTAACTTCTCGTTCGGCATCGGCAACGCCGCCGGCCTGCTGATGTCCGGCATCATGCTCGGCTTCCTGCGCGCCAACCACCCGACCTTCGGCTACATTCCGCAGGGCGCGTTGAACATGGTGAAAGAATTCGGCCTGATGGTGTTTATGGCGGGCGTGGGCCTGAGCGCTGGCGCCGGCATCGGCCACAGCCTGGGCGCGGTCGGCGGCCAGATGCTGATCGCCGGGCTGATCGTCAGCCTGGTGCCGGTGATTATCTGCTTCCTGTTCGGCGCCTACGTGCTGCGCATGAACCGCGCCCTGCTGTTCGGCGCGATTATGGGCGCCCGCACCTGCGCACCGGCGATGGAGATCATCAGCGATACCGCGCGCAGCAACATCCCGGCGCTGGGCTACGCCGGCACCTACGCCATCGCTAACGTGCTGTTAACGCTGGCGGGTTCACTCATCGTGGTGCTATGGCCGGGCATACTCGGCTGATCGATTAGCGGGAGAGATGGATCGGCGATAAAAATATTTTGATTTTTTTGTCGCCGGCCAGAACTTTCGTTGGGGGCCGCAGTCTGAATTAGTGCCACTGCTTTTCTTTGATGTCCCCATTTTGTGGAGCCCGATAATCCCGCCTTTTAGGTTCAAGATTATCGGGTTTTTTGTTGCCTTGAAAAAATATCCTTATAAAACAATGCCACAAAAAGCACATAACTACCCTGTGGCGACAAAGTGGCGACAGCCATTTTACGGGCATAAAAAAACCTGCTTTCGCAGGCTTCTTGTTAAATCCAAAGTGTTCCCTGATTGCTTCGGGTTGGGTGTGGCGGAGCGATATCAACTTTGCCCGGTGATACGATCTGCCGCTGAATAGATTCCAACGTCACAAAAGTACAACTGCAATTTATGTTTTGGCATTGATGATAACGCTCTTTAGTATTCTCACTTAGATAGCGGCTTGTGCGGGCATGGGCGGCAGTTCGGCAAAGCGGGCAATGCATCATGTTGATATTCCCTTCTCAATCTCTCATTTGTCGCGATAATACTCCGCCCGATCGAGAACAAAACTACCTTTAAGTGAATTTACAAAACATCAATTCACATTACGAGACTTCATAAATCACATCCGACAGCAAAACTTCAAACTCCAGTGCCGTCGTAAAACCGCCGTTACTCAAATTGTGCGTAACTTTGCTCACTATCCAGTCTTGCGCATCGATCGCCGCTTTAAACCCGCTGACGCGTACCGGCGTTTCCGGGGTGATGTTGGCCCGGCCCATCGCCAGCGACAGTGAGAACTCAGCCACACCGCGCTGAAGCTTTTCCCACTTGGCCTGTGCGGCGCGCATCGCGGCGGCCTTGGTGGCGTAAATTTTGGTGATCGCAAACACGTTATCGTCAGCCCCCACCAGATAGTCGCCTTTCGCCGCCTCCGCCGGTTTCCCCGGTTTTTTACTGCTGCCCGGCTTCGCCTTCGGGTGTTGCAGCGCGCGCAAATGCTGCTCTTTTGGCTTGCGCTGCAGCTTCACTTTCTTCGGCTTCGGCTGTTTTGTATTGAGCCAGCTCGCCGTCACGCCGGTATATGCATCCCGATCGGCAATGCTGAAACTGTGCTGATCGCCATCCTGCCGGGTGATGGTATACACCGGCAATGGCTTCCCGCCTACCGTGGCGCCGTTCCCCGGTCGCAACAACAGCAGAGCGCCATTTTTCACCGCCGCCACTGCGCCGTTGAGCGTTGCAAGTCGGGTAATAAATGCCGCATCCGTCTCCTGCGTCTGGTCAATATGGCTGATTTTGATGGTGCCCAGACCGGCGGCCAGCGAAGCTTTCAGCTTATTGCGCGCAGCCACCTTCTGCACAATGTCGGCAAGCGTGGTGTCGTGGTAGGACTCATCGCGCCGGGTGTTCAGCGAGCCGCGAAAATCCGCACTACGCGCGCGAATAGTCAGCGTGTCCGGCGCGCCCCGGTGTTCGACCTCATCGACCGTAAACTGGCCCTTTGGCGTCAATGGCGAGCCTTGCCAGCCGAGCGCCAGCGACAGCACCGCATTGCGCTGAGGCATCGCCATAAGTCCGTCGCTGTCGTCCAGCTCGATGTCGAGCTGGTCGGCCTCAAAGCCCCGGTTATCCGTCAGCGACAGCGAAATCAGCCGCTTGCGGATGTTCTGCGTGATGTCGTTATCCTGCAGCAACAGCGAAAAATCCGGCGCAACTCGCGCCCCCGCAGGCAGGCTTACACCGGTGATCATGATAACAATCCTCCCATAGCACCGGCGGCCTTCCCCGCCATCTCTCCGGCTTTATCGTACAGTTCCCCGGCCTGCTGGCGCAGATCACCAAACATCGCAGACAGGGATTCATCGACCCGCTTCATGTTGAGCGTGAACTCTGTGCGGCGCGGGCTGCCGTCGGCGAAAAACTCGGAGTGCGTTTCAGAAATCGACTCGATCACAAACATGCCGTAAATCGTGCCGGTGCCTTCAATGAGCGGCCACGCCCGGCCCTGCTCTGCCATCAGTTGCAGCGTCAGCAGTGACCAGCGGCCGCCGGTGATCTCCGGCAGCAGCACCCCGGAGAGCGTGATTTTTTCCTCATCCATCCCCAGAAATTGCGCCGCCGGGCGCAGGCCAACGCGGCCGTTGCTCGGCCAGCGATATTCCGCGTTGCGGCTCATGGATTGATAGGGCAGCGTCTGCAGCATAAAAACAAACAGCCCCAGCGTTAACATCATCATGAATCTCCGTAAGTCATGCGGCTGCGCGCGGCGGCCGCGTGTTTGCGTCGTTCGGCCTCGAGCTGGCGCGATACTTCTCGCGCAATGGAGGCCGCGTCTTGGCCGGGGGCGCCGTACACCTGAATCGTGATCGGGGCTGGCGCCGTGGCAGGTGCAGCAGCCGGGGCCGACGCCATCACCGGCGTTGACAGCGATAACATCGCCGCCGACAGCGCCGCCGTTTTCCGGCGCCCGGTGACATTGGCCGGGCCGTTGACGATCTCCGGGCCACGCTCGCCGACGATGCCAAACTGGCCGCGCGGGATAATGCCGCCCGTGTCGAATGCCCCCGCATAGCCCGGCCCCGGCATCAGATCAGGCGCCGGGCGGTTGTATGAAATCGCCGGGTTAACCTCCGCCTCATCGTCGCCAAACTTCATCCAGTCCGGCAGCATATCCGTGAGGCTGGAAAACTTGTCTTTCAGCGCCTGCCAGCGCTCGCTAATGCCGTCAATGACCCCGTTAATCATGTTCATCCCGGCTTCTTTGAACTGCCCCGGCAGCGCTTTAGCCCCGTTTACCAGCCCCTCCCATTTGCCATTAAGCCAGCCGGTCAGCCGATCCCATGCCTGAACCGTGGCGGCACTCAGCGCCAGCCATGCCGCGTTAACACGCTCGCCGATGGTGTCCCAGACGGCGGCGGCACGCTCCGCAATGCCGCTCGCAACACCCCAGATGCCAGTCAGCAGGCCGGGCAATCCACCCAACAGCTGCAGCGGCAGGCTCAATCCGGCCGCGATCCATTCACCGAACATGCGACCATAGCGCGCGGCGGTCTGGAGTTCGGCCTGTGAAGATTTCACCGGTTCGATCAGCTTGCCGAACCACTGCCAGACGTTGCGCACCATGTTCAGCAGCGGCGTAAATGCGCCAGCCAGCGGGACAAGCGCGGCGCGCATCGGCGCGAAAGCGGCGCTGAAGCCTTCGCCGATACCCGTTAAAAAGGCGCTGATAGGCTCCCAATATTTACGGATAGTTAACGCCACAGCGGCAATCACCGCCGCCGCCGCGACCACCGGCAGGGTGATCACACTGAATGCGGCCGCAATCCCGGCGCCGACGGTGGTAAAGACCGTTCCCAGCAGCCCGGCCCCGGCGATCAACATATTGACCCCGGCCATCACCGGCCATGCGATAAGGCCCAGCGCAGCGAGGCCACCGATCAGGGCCGTAACGCCCGCCGTGACTTTCACCAGCGTGCCGACCAGCTCAGGATTGGCCTTCACCCATGCCCCCGCCTTGGTGAGCCATTCGGTGGCGGAAACCGTGAGTTTGCGCAGCGCTGAATTCTGGCCGTCGAACACCTCAATGCGAACATCTTCCCACGCCGAAAACAGGTTTTTCAGGTCGCCGTCGAGGTTGTCCACCTTCACTCGGGCAATCTGGGCCGTAGCCCCTTTTGACTGGGTGACGGTGCTGTGTTTTTCGCTCAGCTTGCCGTTACCGGCGGCGTCAATCAGCTTGATAGCGCCTTTCATCGCCTCTTCGCCGAAAATGACTTTCAGGTATTCGGCCTGCTGCGCGGTGCCGAGCTTGTTGGTTTTAAACGAGCCGTTAATTTTCTTGAGGATGTTCGCGATCGGCAGCATGTTCCCTTTGCCGTCCTTGGTTTTTACGCCCAATTCTGACAACGCATCAGCCGCCTGCCCGACGGGCGCCTGTAACCGCGTAAACATCGCGCTGGCCGCCGTACCGGCCATAGACCCCTTGATGCCGTTATCGGCCAACACGCCCAGCAAGGCGGTGGTGTCCTCGATACTGGCCCCGGCAGCCTCGGCGATCGGCGCGACGTACTTCATCGCTTCGCCAAAATCCATCAGGTTACTGTTCGAGCTGGTGAAACCTTTGGTCATCACGTCCGCGACGCGCTGGATCTCGTCTATCGGCATGTTAAACGCCGATTGCATGTTGGTGATGATGTCGGCCGCGTCGGCGATGTCCAGATCGGAGGCCAGCGCCAGATTTACCGTTGATTCGGTCGATTTCAGAATGGCATCGCCGTTAAAGCCGGATTTAGCCAATACGGATTGCGTGCGGGCGACGTCCGTCGGCGAAAACGCGGTCGTGGCGCCAATATCCCGCGCCTGCTGGCGAATAGCGGCCAGTTGCTGGTCATTTTTCGCCAGCCCTAACGTGGCTTGCGTGTCTGACATCTGCCTGTCGAACTGCACCCCCGGCGCAATAAACGCCCCTTCAGCGACCAGCCCGGCGGTAGCGATACCCAGCCCGGCCGCGCTGGTATTACGGACAGCCGCAGTTGCCGATTGCCCGGCCCGGTAACGCGCGCCGACGCGGTTAACCTGCTCTTGTTTCTTGCTCAGGCGTTCCAGCTCGCCGCGCTGGCGGCCCAGCGCTGTCGTGGCTTCACTGGCGCTGGCCTTCAACCGGCGCTGTTCGGCGCTCAGGTTCCGGGTAGCGATGCCGTCAGCGTTGAGCGCGTCACGCTGGCGCTGCACCGACTGGCGCAGGCCGTTGTATTTCGTCTGCAACTCGGCGGCGGCGCGCTTCGATGCCTCCAGCAAGCGCGCTTGCTGCGCCGTGGGCTTTTCCGTCGCCTTGAACTGGACGGCCAACGCGGCCGCCTCTTCCTTGGCTTTCTTCAGTGCCTTGCCGGTGACAGCGAGCTGGCCCTGCGCCTTGCGAAATCCCTCAATCCGGGCGCTTTGCGCGTCCAGTGCCTTGAGGGTTTGCTGCGTGGTTTTGATGTCACCGGCCAGTGATTTACTGGCCTGTTGGATACTCTTTAGCGGGCGGGTGGCTTGGTCTACGGCCTTCAGCAGCACCTGTAGCTGCAGGCTTTTACTCATCGTGATTAACTCCGCTGCGTTGCAGTGCCTTATGGCGCCAGTTCAACAGCTCCGTGAGCGTCATTCCGGCCATTTCAGACGGCGGCCAGTGGAAGATCACCGCGATGTCCGCCATCAGGTCATCAACGCCCAGCCGGGCGTCGGGGATTACGCCGCCGAGTTCGGCGACAAAAAACCGACCACTTTCCCGGCCAGCGCCACCAAGTCCGGCAATTCCAGGCGCGCGCATTCTTCTTTGGTCAGGTTCGGCAAGGTCACGCGCGGCAGCACAACCAGCAGCGCGTCAACGTCGGCATTAGCGATCGCCGCCAGCCCGACGCCGCGCAGCGCGCCCGCGTTCGGTTTAATCACCTGCACATCGGTAATGGTGGTTTCACCACGCTGGATCGGGGTGTCGAGGGTAACGGTATTTTCTTTTGCGTCTTTCATGGTGTTCTCTCAAATCAGGGGGAAAAGGGCCAGCCCGGCGGGCTGGCACAAAAATTACAGGCCGATCGCCTTGCGATGCTCGGCCAGCCGGTCAACGCCGTTGACCTTTTCGACCATGTTCACGGTATCGACCTCGATCAGCTCTTTGCCGTCAACGGTCAGCTTGAAGTAAGTACACTCGGTGGAAACCTTGGTTTCGGTATCCTCGCCCTGCTTGTACTCGCCAAAGTCGATTTCTTTGTGGCGGCCACGCATCACCACTTCCACGGCGGACACCTCGCCGGTGTCGTCACGCTGGAAGGAACCGGCAAAGCGCAGCGGCACGGCATCGACGGCGCCCCACTGCTTCAGCACCAGCTCATCAATGCCGCCCATCGACCACTCAACGGCCAGCGCGTCATCGTCCAGCCCCATATCGATGGAGGCCGCGCCGTTCATGCCGCCGCCCCGGTATTTCTCCAGCTTGCGGGTGAGCTTCGGCAGCGTCAGCGAGGACACCACGCCCATGTAGCTGTAGCCGTCGTTGAACAGGTTCAGGTATTTCAGTTTTTTCGGCAGTGCCATAATTCATTGTTTCCTTAACGATTCACGGATGCGGCGAACGGCATCAGGTGACGGTCGGTGATGCGCTGGCGCAGGGTTAAATCTTCCAGCGGCGGCACCGGCGTGTAGTCGTAATCGATAAACAGCTTGCCCGCCTTCAGGGTTTCCTTGGTGTTGGCGCTTTCGTCGTACCAGCAAGTGCCGTCGATGATCAGCCCGGCAGTTTTCAGCTCGCGGAATTTCGCGTTGATGCCGTCAATCATGTCGCGCACCAGCGTAGGCGTCACCGGGCGGTCAACGGCCCATAGGTGCGCCTCAGCCATCGTGTCGGCCAGCACCTGCGCGGTGCGGGTATAGTTCTCGAACATGAACAACGGATCATCAGAGCAGGTGCGGGAACCCCAGAATTTAAAGCCGTCTTTGCGAATAAGGGTGGTGACGCACGCTTGGTTTAACAGGTCGGCATCGGTGCCGGGCGCCTGCAAATCCCAGAACACGCTGGCGGTGATGCCGGTCACGCCGTTAACGCCGACGTTTGAAAGCGTCTTATGCCAGCCGGTTTCCGTGTCGATTTTGGCACGCAGGCCCAGCGCGTGGGCGGTGGCATAAGCGATGTCGCTCTGGTTGGCGCTGGTGTTCCAGCTGACAAAATCCGGCCAGATCAGCATCAGCTCGCGCTGGCTGAAATTGTCGCGGTACTTGATCGCCTCCTGCACGGTTTTACAGCCGTAGGCGCTGATATAGCCGAACGCGCTCAACTGCTGGCAAATCGCGGCCAGCGCCGTCGCGACCTCCTGATTATCCAGCCCCGGCACGCCGAGAATGCGCGGCTTAACGCCTAACTCCGTTTGCGCCGTCAGCAAGGCTTTCATGCCGGTGTAGCGGCCTTCGGCATTCGCGCCGCCGATGATGTTGGAGGTGGTTTCCGCCGCGTCTTTGCCGGTGGCAACGCGGACGACCACAGTGACCGGTTTGGCCTGTTCGGCGATCGCCCGCAGCGACGCCGCCAGCGTGCCTTTTTTACCGGCCTTGCCGGAGGCGGCCAGCACGTCGGTGATCAGTACCGGGGTATCGAGCGGGAAAACCGACGCGTCGGCATCCTCCGCCGTGCAGACCATGCCGACGATTGCCGTCGATACGGTGGAAATAACGCGGGTGCCGTCGTTGATTTCGACGACGCGCACGCCGTGATGATAATCGCCCATTAATTTGCTCCGGGTGGTGAGTAGGTGCAGGCATGATGACGCCCGGCGCGCCGGGCCGCACGCGGTGGGTGCTGGAAGGCCGACCAGACAACAGGCCGAGCCTGATTGGAGATTTTTGAGGGAATAACGATCGTTCGCGCCGATCAATTACGTTGTATTGATCTACGCAATCAATTGGACGCCTGAGAGCCGGGCGGGGTAAGGTCTGGAGGTGTCAAGCGCGGCAACATCAGGGAAGCCGCAAACACAAAGCCCGCATCGCTGCGGGCTTTTTCATGGTGTTAACGACATCAGTTCGAAAGCGCAGACTTTCGAATGGCACTTTTCCTAAGATTGCTCACTTCAGCATTTTTTGCTTGTTCAACCGTCCAAACTGCTTTAGTGTCGCCAATAGACGACACATGCCTCTAGTCGTCACATGCAGTAGTTCATGTAGCTATCATCACCAAATTTCGCCCCGCCGTGGGGCATTTTTTTAAATATTTGTCCTAAATTCGTTTCTTACCGTTCGTAATCACTTGCCATGATTTCAGAACATTCCTAACCTAAAAGCGTTATTCAGGGTTCGCAATCCCTTATAACAACCTTTGTAACGCTTGATACACCAGAGACAAATTTTTGCCCGCTTCGGTGGGTTCTTTCAACCAAACTAAGGATGGGAATGCCTGCTCTAAAGACGACATCTGGATTAACGGCCACATCCGAAAAATCATTGATTGGAGGCCTTATGAGTATTCATTACCTTACCGATAGTGAAACGCAGAACTTAGAAAAGGTAGGCACGGTTCTGGGCAGATGTGTCATTGATCTTCTTGTTCGCAAAAAAATAGTCAACACCGATAATATTCTTTCTCAAATAGTCGCAGAAATGGAAAAAGCATCTGATAACGATGAATTCCAGTTATACCGCGACACATTGGAGTTTGTAGGCACGCTTTCAAAATAACCGGGGAAATGCCACTATGAAGAATGAACTCGCAACAGCAATTACCATAGGAAGCATACTACTGTTAGTCATCCTAATTGGTGCGCCGAATTTTGTAACAACTATGGTGCCATGACCATTTTCCGTTAACTTCCAAAATAAAAGCCCCGCATCGCTGCGGGCTTTTTATTAGACGCTGGGCGCAACCGGCCAATCGATATCCGGCGCATTCTGCGGATTGATGCGGCTCAGCTGCACCCGGTAAGTTTTCCAGAGCTTGAGCTGCACGATTTCCTCCTCCATCGCCATCCCTAAATCGACCGCATCCTGCAGCGGCGCAACAGCCTTACCCGCGCTCGCCAGCAATTCATTTTTTCTGGCTTCAGCCCTCGCCATCATTTCTTCGGCGGAATAGATGCGCTGGCTCACCTTCTTACCGTCAAACACCCACTCACCATTAGCCAGACAGCACTTTGGCAGTTTCGTCGGGTTCAGCTCAATAACCGATAAGCCAATCGGCCACAGCATCGACACATCAGTGTTAATCGCGCAGATAATGCCGCTTTCGTCATAAGCCAGTTTTACGGTGTCCGGCGAAAACATTTTTTGCGCAGCGTACCAGTCAATACCGTTATCATCCTGAAGATAAATCACGTTCTCACCGAGGAATAATTCTTCCGGCGTGTATCTCTTCAAATTCTTAATGTGTTGCATTTTACACCGTTCCAATTGTTGCCCATGTGCCGTTAATCAGTACCTGAACCGCTGAGTAAGCGCCCCAGATTGAGGGGTTGTAGTTTGAGCCGGACATGCCGGTATAAACACAGCCCGACGGTAAATCGATGCGCCCGCCGGTATCCGCAATAACCGTGCGTCCGGCCATGCGCACCCCCTGAACCAAATTCTGATATGCCCAGTTCTGCGCATTGTTCTGCGCAGCAGAGATATTTTGATTAAGCCAATTGCTGAGGTAACCGCCCCAGCAACTGCCTTGAACGTTGCCGTCAGGATGCCACGTCGTCCCGCTGGCGGTGGTGATCGCAGGCCATTTACCGCCGAGATGAACGCCCGACTCAAAAGCGGCGGCGCCGGTTCTGACATCCACAGAGAACGGACGCAGGGTGTTGAATGTGCCGTATTGGTCGTTTTCGTTTGTCAGCAAAAGGTAAAGGCGGTTGCCGTCATTGCGCCAGAAGGAACCGAACCCACCGCCGACCATACGATAATTATCAATGTGGGTAGATTGGATCTCCGCGCTGGTCTTTAGCGTCCCGGTTAGCTGCCCGCCAGTCTTCGCCAGATAGCGGCCATCTGCTTCGGTTTTATTCCACGCGTTAATGTCAGCGGCCAACAAATTCACATCGGCGGACAGCGGCTTACCGTTCACCTTGATAGAACGCAGCGCGTATTTCTGGGCGGCCTGCGCATCAGTCAGGGCGCCGACATCGGCCGCCGTTGGTTTGTAGTCCGTCGTATAAACTCGTGCCCAGCGGAGCGAAGCCGCGCTGTCTTTTCGCATCGAGCGCAAGTAAAACGCCAAATCGCCGGAGCCTACGGCAAATTGCACATTGCGGAACTCGTTCACTTTCCCGGTAAACAACACCCCCATGCCGCCCGGTACGGGATAGCCCTTATTGGCAGAGGCAACCAGTGACTCAACAGTGAAGCCATTTTCGCGATTTAAGTCATCGTCAGCATTGGCGGTATTTTCGTTCGGGAATACGATACGCGGCAGAGTTAACGCCCCTTTCATCGTGTCGCCGGTCTGTTTTACATAGCGGCCATCCGCTTCGGTTTTGTTCCATGCGTTGACATCACCCGCCAACAGGTTGACATCGCCGCTCAACGGCTTACCGTTGACTTTGATAGAGCGTAGCGCGTATTTCTGTACGGCCTGCGCATCCGTCAACGCCCCGGTTTCTTGCGCGGTAGGCGGCTTAGCCGTCGTATAAATGCGCGGATTCGACGCCTGATTAGCTTCTGTCCCCCAATGCAACTCGTCATCAGCCCCAAAACCAAGGCGCATAAGTGCCTTTCCGGCGACTTGGAATCCGATAGAAAGATTGCCCTGAGCAGAAAGACGACTCATCACCAATGGCGTATGCTGATTTCCCTCAATATTGAGTGTGCTCCCCTCTGTTTCTGCATTACCGGGCTTAATAGCCAGTTTTTTTACTGTCCCCCCGGTAAGCATCAGAAAGCGGCCATCGGCTTCTGCTTTGCTCCATGCCCCGACGTCTGCCGCAGTCGGTTTAAACTTCGTCGTGTAAGCCTGAAACCACACCACCCCGTTTTCCGCGATATTTGAACGGCCAAAAAATGCGTTACCGCTATTTTGTACCGCAAGATACGCACCCGACGGGCCGCCGTCACAAGGTAAACTCAGCACGCCATAAACATCGCCGCCCGGTGCATTCTTTGATGAGCCATTAACCCGATAGATTTCCCCCTGATTGCAATAAGCATCCTCTCGATGACGTGAGCCTCTTCCCAATCCAAAGGCGCCGACCTCCATCAACTGCCCACCGTCCACCCCGACGTTTTTCGTCGCGGCCGTGCCCAGTGCCAGATTGCCACGCGCGGCGGCCTTGTCGGGCAGGTCGGACAGATTGGCGGCCTTTTTCATGCTGGCATCACTGACAGTTTTAAGCGCCTTCGGCGTGCTGGCTTTCGTTTCGTCTGTGCTGGTCGTCGCGCTACTCAGCTGCACCAGCCCTTTCGCCGTGGTGCTGGCGTCCGGGTGGTTTCGGGTTTTCTCATGCGCGGCGATCGCGTCGGTCACAAAATCCTTGGTCGCCAGCACGGTGTCGCCACCGGCGATCACCTGAATCGCATCGGTGCTGCTGACAATTAGGATCATGCGCAGCGTCTGCGTGCGGCCGCTGCCCTCTTCAAGCTTCGGCTTGTAACTCTCCGCCATGTTGCTGACGGCAATCAGCGTCCCGGCCTCGTCATAGAGGCCCATCTCACGCAGCCAGAAGCCGCCGACGTTTGCCGGAATAATCATCTCGGCCAGAATGTGATTTTTCAGCGTTTTGTCGATAGTCAACCCGTTGAGCGCCGCGCGGTATTTCTCGTTGACCAGCTTGGTCTGGGCCGGGTTAGGTGTCGGCAGCGTGCCGTTCCCGTCGCCGACGGCCATAGAGACGATTTTCAACTGCGTGCCGCCCGCGCTGGCGGCGGCAATCTTGGCCGCCCCGGCGGTGGTAATAATCGCTTTGTATTTGCTCATGATTTTCTCTTATCCGGGGTAAACGGTAATGACATCGCCATCAATGGCGGCCGCGCCGGTGTAAATCCGGCCGGGGATGTCCTGCAAAATGTTGAGGCCGATCAGGTGGCGGCTCAGGGGCTTGGCGTCGGCGATCAGGCGTTCCATCTCCTGATACATTTCCTCGGTGATGCCGGTTTCAAGTACGCCAATATCCAGCCGGAAGGTGCCGGGCGGATCGACGCCGTCGGTGTGGAACCACTCAATGACATTAATCAGGTAGCCGAGCGGCTCCACCACGCGGCGCACGGCGCCGATGGTGCCCTTGTGCCGGTGTATGTAGAACGCGGCCGAAACCACGCCCCGCTTCACGTCCTCCGGCCACGCCTCATCCCATCTATCAACGGAGAACGCCCACGCCAGATAGGGCAGCAGATGCACCGGGCAGGTTTTCGGGTTCCACAGATCACGCAGGGGAACCGGCACGCGCTCCAGCTCAGCACACGCGGCGGCGGCGGCAACTTCCAGCTGTGAGGAGCCGACAGGCAATAGACGGTTAGTCATCGGCTCGCCCTGGGGTAATATTCACGCCGGTGCAGTAACCCGCCTGCGTTTTATCCAGCACGATGTCAGCAGCAGGCTTGATGATTTCCACATGTTCGACACCTTCAACGGTCAATGCCGCATTCATGCTTGAGCGCCGGATACTGCGCCCGAGGCGCCGCATATTTTGCACATAGGCGCGTAGCCGTTTGTTTGCGGTGTCGAGAATGGGCGCCACCTCTGGGCCGGGATACAGGTATAAAACGGCCTCGATAACATACGGGGCAATTTTGGCCGCTTGCACGATGACGCGATCGGCGACCGGGCGCACGTCCTCATCATTCAGCGCGTCGCGGACAACCTGCAGCAGCTCGGGGCTGGCGGTGCCGTCGCCGTCCCGCGACAACACGGTGACGGTCACGTTAGCCGGTGATGGGCTGATTGCCGTCACATCTGCCACCCGGCCATCGGCAGAGCGGGCGTGAAAACGGTAGGAACCGGCCGATCCCGCTGTGCTCATGCCTTCGAAAGCATCCTGCAGGCGCAGGCGGTAATCTTCATCCGCTTCCATGACTGCCGGTGTCGGCGGTATGGTGCTCTCATCCGCCGGGGTGATCACCAGTCGCGCCGTGTTGAAGTTGGCGCCGAGCTGGTCGAGATCTTCGCCGGTGGCGTGCGCCAGCATCACCGCTTTCGCGGCATCGTTGACGCGCTGGCGTAGAATCACCTCGCGGTAGGCGTTCTCCTGCAACAGCTTAACGATCGGCTCCGACTCCAGCGCCAGCGTGCGCGCGACGGCCTCCCGCTGTTCCTCCGGGTAAAGCGAAATCAGCGTCGCCTTACGCTCTGCCAAAATGTCTTCATAATCCAGCACCTCAACGACGATCGGCGCGGGCAGCTGTGAAAGGTCAATCGTTGCCATGGTTTCAGCTCACAGGAACAGACAGCGACAGCGCGCCGGGGGCATCGGTGCGGGTGCCGGTGATGTCGATCACCATCTTGCCGTCATAGGTGGTATTAAAAACGATGCCGCTCAGCTTGACGCGCGGCTCCCATGCCAAAATCGCGCTGTAACAGGCGGCCATGATCTGCAGGCGCAGCGCGTCGTTCTGCGGCTGGTCGAGCAGCTCAGAGAGCAACGAGCCATAAGCTCGGCGCATCGGGCGCGAACCCTGCGGCGTGATCAGGATGTCCGCCACGGACTGGCGAATATGCTCGATGTCCGTCAGCGTGCGGCCGGTGCCTCGGTTCATGCCGATATATTTGGCGCTATTCATGACAGCAGCAGCCCGATAAACAGGAACCAGCCCCAGCCGGACACTCCATTAAGTGCCAGCATGACAGCGCCCGATAAGGCAATCGCAGCCCCCAATCGAGAAACAAGAGCGGCCAAAATTACGGATAGGGTTTTCATACTGGTGTCCTCATGAGGGTTTATCGGTTCTCCCGCCGCCGGTCTGGACGCCGCCGTGGGTGTGCGTATCAACAACAATGCCATTCGACGAGAACGAGCCGCCGCTGTGCTCGATGTTCCCGCGCATCGCCCCGCCTTTTTGCACTTCCAGCGTGCCGGTGGTGAGTTTGTTGGTGCAGACCACCTCCGGCGCATCGAGCGTGATTTTGTCAGCCGTAACGATCACCACTTTGGTGCTGGCGGTGATGGACTCCGACGCCTGCACGTCGGCGGTTTTAATCCCTGACACGCTCAGCGCGCCGGTTTCCGGTTCGTACTCGATAACCGCGCCATCAGGGAATGCGATGTGCAGCGCATCCGCCGACGCAGACGGGGCCGGGAAGTCGTCAGAGAAAATGCCGCACAGCACAAACGCGGTATCGAGTTCGCCCCCCAACGCAAAGATCAGCACCTGCTCACCGACAGAAGGCGCCGACCAGCTGCGAGTACGCCCGGCGCGACAGGTTAGCCAGTTGAGCCAGTCGGTAAGATTGCCGCCGGTTTCGACGCGGCACAGGCCGTTATCAAGGTCAACGGTGCTCACGGTGCCAATGCGGATCAGGTTGCGCAGCAGGCGCAAAATGTCGTGTAGATTGTTCATGCTGGAAGGATGCCGCCCGGCGCGGGCGGCGACAACGCGATGAGGTTGGAAGATCGGAGGCACAACAGGGGGTTATTCTGAGAGGTGTTCTATCACGGCCGTTTCTATCATTTTGACGTCATCCGGGCCAAATCCCAGCAACGGACGGGCCTCATATTTTACCGCCTCGCTATGCGGCGTCGGCCGATCGCGCAGGCCGTAATGGTGAACGTTTACCATGCGTTTCACACGCCCGACAAACTCAACCACGGCCGCATCGCTGTTGCCCTGGGCTTTCAGATAGCGCGCTGTGCGCAGCTTGGAAAACATCGCCCGATCGCGCAGGCGCTTTTTGTTGCGAAGCCGGGTTTTGCGCGGCGCGTAGGGTGTGCCGTCCGGCGCCTGCTGGCGTTTGATGTGTTGCTGTTGACCGGCACGCAGGCGCTTTGACACGGCAACGGCCAGCGACTTTCGCGACTGCGGCGACAGCTTGGCAATCAGCCCGGCAAGCCGGGTGTCAAAGGGATTAAGCTCGCTCATGCCATTCACTCACTAATTCACCGTGAACAAAGAGCTGCATCGGCCGCGTGATGTCCTCCGGTAACGGCGGCTCCGGCAGGTGCTTAACGTGTAGTGCGCCGTTCTGTTCGCTGACCACTACACGCTCGGTCAGCTGCAGCGATACGCTGAAATCGTAAGAGCCGTTGTTGTTGAAGTCGCTCGCGAAGGTGATCCCGGTGCGGCGCTTTTCCTCGGTTGCCATGATGTCCGGCTGGTTCTCCCGTAGCCATGCCTGAATCGGCACCATGATTAAATCCAGATCGCCGGTGTAGTCCAAAAACAGCAGGTTAAGCGTATAGCGGTACTCATGGGACAGCGAGGCGGCAAGCGTGGCGGCCACATTGCCGCGCTCTACCCGAACTTGCAGGTTTTCAGGGTTGCGCTGTAGCCACGGCATGCAGCGTGTCAGCTCAGCGCGGAGCTGTTGCGGTTTTAACATCGTGTTGTTCCTGACAGTGTTTTATCGTTTCGACCTGCACCGCGCAGGCCGCCAAGGCGTTTTCAAGCTGGCGAATATCGGCGCTCAGATCGCCGTTAGTCGCCGGGCGGCTGGCCGGGATTTGGCACGGACTCACTTTCGGACAGCCAACGTAGATAATCCGCGGCGCCGGTGAAGCCGGGGCGCTGGTGCAGCCGGGCAACGTCAGCAGGCAAAGCAGTGTTAAACCAATCGCGTAATTGCTGATTTTCATTGAGTAGCCTCTGTATTTTCTGCTCGCGCGTCAGTGCCAGCCGGTGCGCGGCGTTTAGGTCGCCCCTTAACTTTTCCTCTTCCTGCGCCAGCCGACCGGCCGCCGCCTGCAGCGTGTCGATCGCCGCGCGGGTATCGGTCAACGCCGCCGCTATCCGGCCATTTTCCTGCCGGGCGCTTTCCAGCCGTTCCCCCAACGTGACAACCTGCCATTTCATCCAACCGGCGACGACCAGCGCCAGCACCAGAAACCAGCCGATCGCGCGGCTCATTGCGCGGCCCCGATCAGGCAGTGGGCCAGCTCCGCCGCCCGGCGCCGTTCCAGCCCCAGCGATTTGACGCCGTTGACGAACACCCAGCGCGGCAACTGCTGGCAGGCGTTGCGCCAGTCCTGCCGCTTGATGAAACCGGCCAACGTAGAGCCGCAGGCGGCCGTGACGCCGACGTTAAAGGCAAAGGACACCACCGCGTCATAAACCGGCGGCGGCATCGTGACAGGCATACAGCGGCCTATGCCGCGCTCCACACGATATACGTCGGCAACGAGGTTAACGGCAGTTTGGCGCTCGCTGATAACCGTGCCGGGCTTTACCCCGGCCGTGTGGCCAATGCCGCTTGTCCAGACGCCCGCTTGGCATTGGTAAGGCGATAAGCGGCAACCTTCAAAATCGGCCAGCAGGCGCAACCCGGTCTCAGAGATCTGCAGCGCGCTGAATTGCGGCAGCAGCACCGCCAGCGCCAGCACGGCGGCCACGCTGCAGCGTTTAGCGATTGAGTTCATCGTAAACCCTCCGGCTAACGCCTAGCTTGTTCAACAGCTGGTAGCTTTTGCGGCGGTAGTACCAGTTAACGAGAAATGTGCCGACACCGACGGCGGCGCCAACCATAAAAGCGATGTCCTGCGGCGAATATTTGCCGATCCACGCGAGGAACATCGCCACCGCGTAGGCTAAAAATGATGTGATGCGCTCCATGTTTTTAATCCCATAAATTGACGGTTTCACGCTGCGGTGCGGCGGTCACGTCCGGCAGCTCAACCGGGTGGCCGTGGGGCAAAATCGCCCCGGCAGCGGCCAGCCCTTCATTTAGCGAATAGACCTGCTCAACCACGCCCTGCGTGCGCCCGTAGTAGCGCCAACAAATCGCGTCAACGGTGTCGCCCTGCAGGGCGTAGACTCTCATCAGAGCAGCCCGATGATGCAGTGGCTACGCTCGGCCACGTTACTGATCGCGTTGCGGGCGTTGCGCCACAGCTCGCCGATCGAGGCTTCGACCACATCAGCCTTGCGGCCGCCGGTGGCGGTGGTGTCGAAACTGCGGTATTGCTCCGAGAGCGTCGCCATGGTCATCGCGCTAACGGCGTTGCGGTATTCGCTCACCCGCACGCTTTCGCCGTCAAGCTGTTCGCCCGGCACATCCTCAAGCCGCTGATAGCCGTCGGCCATCTGGTCGCGGCGGAAAGTGAACAGCTCGGCGTTGACCTCCGCGATCGCGCTTTTAATTGCCAGCCGCAGGCGCGGGGCGGTGATAGTGCCTTCAATGCGCATCACGTCGCGCACGTCCGCCGGGTCAATGTCCGGCCAGAAAAAGACGTTTTTAACGATCGGCTCATCCTCCGGGCGCGGTGCTGGCGCGTCCGGGCGTGGCCGTTGGATCACAACGGTGCTCATATGACCTCAGAAAGTTAGGGGGCGGTGGACGACGGCGTTGACGAGGTGAAACCTGTCGCGGCCGTCGTGCCGCCCGGCGCGGGGCGCGTTCTGTCAGCGGCTGGCGGCGGTGCGTATTGCCCGCTCCAGCCGTTCAATGTCTTTTTTCACGCCGCAGCCGTTATGCAACTGCAGCGCACGCTTAAGGTGGTTCAATGCCAGTTCAGCCCTGCCCGCCGCGCGCAAGACGTACCCGGTGATTTTGTGCAGCTTGGCGCGCACTTGGTCGGGCATGTCTTCTGCGTCGGTGAGTTCCATCGTCTGCGTGAGGTGGTCAATGTTGACCGGCTCCCCGGCCTCAAAGGCGCGGGTGGCAGACTCGGCGACGTCTTCTGCGATGAGGTATGGCGTGGAGCGCGCGAAATTGCCCGGCGGCGCCAACTGGTAGCGCAGCGCATAGCGGGCGATGTCCAGCGCGCCGGGAATGTCCCCGGCATCCAGACGCCAGATCATGACCGTCATCAGAATGGCGTCCTGCGCGCCGCGACCTTCGGCCAGCACACCGGCAACCCAGGGAGCATAGTCCGGCAGCAGTTGGCGCTTGAGTTCGGCCTTACGCTCTTGTGAGCGCACCTGTTTGAGCTTTCGCTTATCTTCATTGAGTTTAAGCATCATCCGTTCATAGCCGTTGGCGTGGCGCAGCGGGTCATTCTCCCGCTGCGCGGCCTCGACCGCTGACTGGCGCATAAGGTGACGGCGGGCAGGGCTGGTCATGGTTATTTACCACCTTTCGCTTTGTCGTCTACCGGTGCTTCCTCCGGGTCTTTCACGTCGGCGACTGGCTCCGCTGGGGCGGTGGCAACCTTCACCGCTTCAACAATGGCACCGGCCAGCGCCTTAATGTCATCGCCGGAGGTCGGCAGTGCGGCCTTGGTTTTTGGCTCGGTCGGCTTGATGGCCAACAGCTCGATGTTCTCCACCAGACAACCGCAGGCGTAATCCTCAACCACATAGTCCTCGTTGATGGACTCATAGTTTTCGATGCGATCGCGTTTGGCGTTCTCCACCATATGGCGGCGGTGTGTGTCTTCCTGCCAGTAGATCGACAGGTTATCCATGCGCGTAATCAGCAGCGCATCCGCCGGGAAGTACGGCACGCGCACAGCGGGCAGGTTGCCGATGCGCTTCTGGCTGATAATCAGATCGGCGGCCAGCGCTTCGGTGTTGGGCTGTTCCTGATTAACCAGCGGGAAATACTTGTCGGCCAGCAACTGACGACCGCAGATTACTACCAGCTCCGGATCTTCCTGATACCACGGCGCGATCAGGGTGTTGGTGGCATCCATTACCAGCGCGTCGAGGTTGGCGTAATCGCCACCGGCACCCACGCGGATGTTTTCAGACACCACGCTGCCGTCCATACCCACGATTTTATTCATCACACGGCCCGGCGCGTTCTCGCGGTACTTCTGCAACCAGCCCGGCGCAATGTCCTGCAGCAGCGGGAACTTGACGCGGTTGGAGGTTTTGGCGCGGTGCGTACCGTTAAAGCCGATCATGATGCGGTCGAGCGCCTGACGTTTCACAATCGCATCGCGTAAGCGGGTCTGGAAATCCTGATAACGCGCCCACAGGTCGAGGGTGTTGTAGCGGATGTGGAAATCGTAGTTCACCTGCTGGCAGAAATAGTCATCGCTGTCCAGCGTGGCAAAGTCGGCCGTTTCGCGTTCATCGCCGCCGGCGGTATCGGTGGTGCTGGCGATGGAGCCGCTCACACCTAAACCGACTTTCTCTCCCTTCATTTCCTTAACCGGCAGGATATTGATGCGGGTCAGGAACGTGGAGGAATCCTGTACGCGGGTCATGATGGTTTGCGTAACGGACGGCTCAACGCTGAATTTTTTATCCAGATCGCCGGTAGCGACGCCGTTCAGTTCGGCGAGGCGGGACATAAACGCATTAAATTTAAAACGAGTTTGCTTGCGCATTTTTCTTCCTGTTTTTGTTCGGTTTTATCGGGTGTGACTGCCTTAGCAGTCGGTCAGCACGTCTTGCGCGCTGTTGCCGCCGGTGGCCTCCGGGCGGGCCTGCTGGCTGAAATCTTCCGAGGTGGAAAGCTGGGCTTGCAGCGCGCTGAACGCATCGCTACCGGTTTTTACCTGTTGCTTGAGGTCGGCAACCTGCTCGCTCAGTGCAGCGAATTTCTCGGTAAAGCGGGTGTCCGCTTCCTGCAACTGCTCGGCCACGGTCATCACGGCGCCTTCCATCTCACCAAAGCGCACATCGTCGGTGGCCTGCTTGCGGCTAAACATCGCTTTGATGCGGGCAGAGAATGAGGTTTCCGGGTCAGCGACCGGCTCAAAATCGAAATGGACTTCCAGCGGCGCGGAGAACTCGACGTTCTCGTGGCGGCGGCTGAACTCCAGCATGTCAGTGCCGAGGCTCGCCGGGTCATCGGTGACGGCCAACCCGACCAGATACGACTTGCCGGTCTTGGCGAAATCGCGGCGGATCTCCATCGAGGTGAAAACCTTTTGGCCCGCGCCGACCATCGACACCAGATCGGCGGTCGGGGCCAGACTGGCATACAGCGCCCACTTGCCGTGTAACAGCGGTTCGTCCGGCTCGTCGATTTTCTCGGCCTTCAGCTCAACCACGCCGCCGTAACGACGAAAATAGCCATCCGGCAAAATCCCCTTGATGTGCTCCATATTGATGCGGGCGCCGTACACCTTCGGGCTGTAGGTCGCGGCCATCTGCTGAATATCCGCAGCGCCGATCTCGCGGCCGTCAACGGTGTCGCCTTCAACGCCGATGCGGAAAAACTTAGTAACTTTCTTTGCCATGTAAACGGCTCCGGTTGTGGTGATTGGGTTCGGGGCTAGTTTCGGGGGAATGGCGGCGCGTCTCAACGCGTTGCGGTTGGAGGATCTGAGGCACAACAAGGGCTTAATGCGAGTCGCCCGGCGCTTTCGTAGCCTTGGCGGCATGAATACGACACCGGCAACAACCATCATCAGCGATCCGCGCCGCCAAGCTGCCTTGCTCTACTGGCAGGGCTTCTCTGTGCGCCAAATTGCGGAAACGCTGAACCTCAAGGGGCCGACCGTGCAGAGCTGGAAGCTGCGCGATAAATGGGACGACATCGCGCCCATTTCCCGCGTGGAGCAAAGCATGGAAGCACGGTTGATTCAGCTCATCATGAAAGACGTCAAGGAGGGGAAAGACTTCAAAGAAATCGACCTGTTAGGCCGTCAGATTGAACGGCTGGCGCGGGTCAATCGCTATTCGGCGACCGGCAACGAGGCGGACTTAAACCCGAACGTCGCCAACCGCAACAAAGGCGAGCGCAAGCCCGCCGAGCGCAACGTGTTCAGCGAGGCCGCCGTGGAGAAGCTGCAAAGCATCTTCACAGAAACCACCTTCGAGTATCAGATGGGATGGTATCGCGCCGGGCTGCAACACCGTATCCGCAACATCCTGAAATCGCGTCAGATCGGCGCCACGTTCTTCTTTGCCCGCGAAGCATTACTCGATGCGCTGACCACCGGCCGCAATCAGATTTTCTTGTCGGCCAGTAAGGCGCAGGCGCATGTATTCCGCAATTACATCATTGATTTTGCGCGGCTGGTCGAGGTTGACCTGAAAGGCGATCCGATGGTGCTGCCGAACGGCGCCCGCCTGATGTTCCTCGGCACCAACGTGCGCACCGCGCAGAGCTACACCGGCAATCTGTATCTTGATGAGTATTTCTGGATCCCGAAATTCCAGGAGCTGCGCAAAGTCGCCAGCGGGATGTCGCTGCACAAGCGGTGGCGCACCACCTACTTTTCCACACCGTCGAGTCTGGCGCACTCCGCTTATCCGTTCTGGTCGGGAGAACTGTTCAACAAAGGCCGCCGCAGTAAAGCCGATCACGTTCAACTCGACCTCAGCCACAGCCACCTGTCAAAAGGCGTGCTGTGCGGTGATGGGCAATGGCGCCAGATTGTCACGGTTGAGGATGCGCTGACCGGCGGCTGTAACCTGTTCGACCTCGATCAGCTGTCGCTCGAATACAGCCCGGCAGAGTATCAGAACCTGCTGATGTGTGAATTTGTGGACGATACCGCGTCGGTATTCCCGTTCGCCGAGCTGCAAGGCTGCATGGTCGATACGCTGGAAGAGTGGGAGGACTTCAACCCATACGCCGTGCGGCCGTTCGGTTATCGCCCGGTGTGGATCGGTTACGACCCATCGGAAGCCAACGGCGGCGATAGCGCCGGGTGCGCGGTGATCGCGCCACCAATGGTGGCCGGGGGCAAGTTCCGCGTGCTCGAGCGCCACCAGTGGCAGGGCATGAACTTTGCCGATCAGGCTCAGAAGATTAAAGACCTTACCGAAAAATACTGCGTGGAGTACATCGGCATCGATGCGACCACCGTCGGCCAAGGTGTTTTCCAGTTGGTGCGCGAGTTCTTCCCGGCCGCGCGGGAAATCAAATACACCCCGGAAATCAAAACCGCCATGGTGCTGAAGGCAAAAGACACCATCGGGCGCGGCTGTCTGGAATACGACACCAGCCACACCGACATCACCGCCGCCTTTATGGCGATCCGCAAAACCATGACCGCCAGCGGCGCGCGTTCCACCTACACCGCCAGCCGCAGCGAAGAAGCCAGCCACGCCGATGTCGCGTGGGCAATCATGCACGCCCTCTTGAACGAACCGCTGACCGCAGGCAGCGGCCACAGCAGCCCGAACATTTTGGAGTTTTACTGATGAGCAAGCGCAACGGCCGCAAGGCATTTACCACCCCGCCGCAAGCCCCGACAGCAGAGCAGAAGCAGGATTTTGAGGCTTTTACCTTTGGCGAGCCGTCTGCTGTGCTGGATAAGCGGGAAATTCTGGATTACATCGAATGCACGACCAATGGGAAGTGGTACGAGCCGCCGATCAGCTTCGACGGGCTGGCGCGCAGCGTGCGCGCCGCCGTGCATCACAGCTCGCCAATGTACGTTAAGCGCAACATTTTGGCGTCAACGTTTATCCCACACCGGCTGTTAAGTCAGCAGGAGTTTAGCCGCTATGCGCTGGATTATCTGGTGTTCGGCAACGCCTATTTAGAAGAGCGTCAAAACCGCCTCGGCGCCCCGCTGCAGCTGAAATCCTCCCCGGCCAAGTACACGCGGCGCGGTGTTGAGCGCGGCGCTTACTGGTTCGTGCAGGACTGGAAAGAGGCGCACCGCTTCAAGACCGACAGCGTTTTCCACCTGATTGAGCCGGATATTAACCAAGAGCTTTATGGGCTGCCTGAATACCTCAGCGCGCTTAATTCCGCCTGGCTGAACGAGGCGGCGACACTGTTCCGCCGTAAGTATTACCAGAACGGGGCGCACGCCGGTTACATCCTGTATATGACCGACGCGGCGCAGAGTACGAGCGACGTTGACAGAATGCGCCAAGCCATGCGCGACACCAAGGGTTTGGGGAACTTCCGCAATCTGTTCATGTACGCACCGAATGGTAAGCCGGACGGCATTAAGATCTTGCCGCTATCCGAGGTCGCCACCAAGGACGACTTTTTCAACATCAAGAATGCCAGCCGCGACGATCTGCTAAGCGCGCACCGCGTACCGCCGCAGATGATGGGGATTATCCCGAACAATACCGGCGGCTTCGGGGACGTGAAAAAGGCCGCTCAGGTGTTTGTGCGCAACGAGCTAACGCCGCTGCAGGAGCGCATGAAAGAGGTGAACGACTGGATCGGGGAAGAGGTGATTAGATTCGCGCCGTATGAGTTGCCGACCGAATAAGCAGAAAGCCGCCAGTGATTGGCGGCTTTTTTGTTTGGCGCTGGATCAGGAATGTTTTTCGATAACCAGATCAACACCTTCATTCAGCAGTTCATTAATCGACTGCCCGGTGGCCTGTGCGGCAATGGCTAACGCCTGATGGCGTTCCGGCGACAGGCGGGTGGTTACTTTGCCGCTGTACGACTTGTAAGGCTCGATGCCGTCTTTATTGCACTCATCGAGAAAGACCGCGAGTGAGATCGCGCCTTCTTTCTTCAGCTCGTCCACGCTGTAGGCGTAGAAGTCGGCGCCGCCGTTCAGCCCGACAAACTCTCCCCGGAACATTTCAATTTCAGGGTCGAAGTTGATGACGGCCGTATGGCCGTCAATTTTCAGTGTGTTATTCATCATGGTTTTATTCCTAAGCTATCCAACCAGATCCGAATGGAGTTAACCGCCCCCTTGTCAGTGGTAGGTCTGGGGTGTGGCCGGTGAAAGACTCTTTTTTCACCTTTCAACAGCACCGCGATCCTAGAACCTTCCCTTTCGTGAATCTCCGCCCCTAATGCGGTAAAAAGCGCCTCAATATCAGACCACTTTATAGAACCGTTGACAGGCCGGGCAAACACATCTGACAGCGTTTTTTGGTGTCGTTTGTTCATGGGGTTTATAGTATCACTTTATGACACCATTGCAAGAATATTATGGTGTCGTTTTTTGGTGTCATTGATTGGCAATGTTATGCAGTGCGCTGTAAGCGCCTGAGAGCGCCATCATGGCGCCACGACATCAAACCCCATTCCCATGCAAGTATTGCGATAAATCGCCATGACGGGACGCTGGCGGCTCTTTTGGGAGGAGTTCAACACGGCTTGCGCGCAATGCTATCCCCGCCTCGCCTGCCCGCTTTATATGTCGCTTTTAATGCAGTTGCATGATCCGGCGCGATCCGCGCCAGTGCTGGCGCTGCGGGGGTAAATGTCACATCGGATCATCATGCAAATTCATGCATCCAATGCATGCATAGGGTAACTGGACAGAATAACTGAGTGTTTAGACTGGCGAAGATATATACTGGCAGCCATAAGTATAACAGGAAAGTAGGAAATACAGATGGCAGTTGAGTGGGTAGATGTGGCTGATAGTACTGTAAAAATCGGGCTGGGCTCTGTAATAGCGCTTCTCACTACTTGCGTGACCCTTAAGGTAACCCATAGGCATGAATTTAAGAAGGAGCTAATAGCACAACGCAGGAAAGAACTGGATGTAAAAACTGAGCGTTATATCAATTTTTTATCCCGCTCCTGGATGATGTTGCAGAAGCATAAGTTTGCCTCTTTTCAGCAGGATAGCCACGATTATATTGAGTACATCCGGCTGCATGAAATTATTTCGGTCACCGCCGAAAATGACATTCGAATCCATGCTTATAACGCATTTTCGCTCGTCGGTCAGGCTATCACAATGGGTACAGCTGAACGCATCGAGAAGAAACCCATCCATGACAAGGCTCAAGAAGCTTTACAGATTTTTCAGGTCACCGTTAATTCAGAGCTAAGAAAAGAAAAGGAAGCTATTGAAAAATCAAACACTCCTCTATCCTTCTGGAAGTTCTGGCGGTGGTAATCACACAAAACTGGACCGAATACCCTTAACGTCCAGTGACGACAAAAGCGGCGCTTTAATACTTAAAGATCCCTTGGCCGGATTTGTTTATACTGGTTTCCTCTCCACAAACCGGCTGATACGGATGAACAAGATCTACCACTACACCGACCTAAACGGACTCCAAGGCATTGTTGAAAATCATTGCCTGCGGGCGACCAACCTGTATTTTCTCAACGACGAAGAGGAAATGCATCATGGCATCGCAGCTTTCGAAAATGCACTCAACCATCTAAATGAAGAACTGAGCCAGGAAAGCATTAAAATCCTTCGTCATACACTTGCCATTCACCGATTAAATCAGGCGAGGCATAATTATAATATTTCATTCTGCCAAAAGTCTGATCTGCTTAGCCAGTGGCGCGGCTATGCCGCTACTCAAGGGGTATGTCTGGAGTTCGACAGTGATAAATTAGAAAACGCCCTCGACTACCAAGATTATCAGGTATTATCACGTGGGGTGTTTTATACTAGTAGAAATTCCACGCTGGAAGCGAAAGCAGAAATACTCACCTTTCTAAAGGAAGAAAATATTATTGAGATAAGTAAAGAGAATAAGTTATTTGAATATACAAGTGCATCTCAACTAGTAAACAGGTTGACGCCGTTTTTCAAGCACGATAGTTTTAAGGAAGAAAGCGAATACCGGATCGTAATACAGCCTAATATAAAGTCTGCTCCAGTTAAATTCCGGGTAAACCAGCACGGTCTGATTCCCTATCTTGAAGTAAAAGCCAGACAAGACAATGCTTTTGACGGACGACTGCCGCTAGAAAGTGTAAAGATCGGCCCCTGCAAAAACCGGGAATTTATGAAGCAGGGTATCGAGTTCCTGCTCAACTACAACGGCTATAAGAAAACTGAGCTTTCCTTTACTGATGTACCTTTTCGGGTTTAGCCAGCAGTGGGAAGAATAAAATCAGTATCCAAGTTGGCGCAGTAAGTATTGCCAAAAATAATTATTAAAACATCTGCTTTTGGCACAGAGCGGCCCTGTTAGGTTAAGCTCTGTGCTGCGGCAATATCAGATCAAGTCTGAGCTAATACAATTTTTAGCCCAGATAAAGGTATGTGTTATGCTGATAACGCCCCTCGTCAATCAGCCTGAAAACATGGCCGGACTGGTGCTTGATGTAGTAATTCGCCTCTTCAGGCGTTAGGTGTGTGCCGAGCCGGTTTGCAGCGTAAATGAAATCAACGGTCTTTATGCGGCGGCCCTTGCCGTTCTCGTTGAAGTTCAACGCCTCCATAAACGCCCCGGCTAAGTTTAAATCTCGTCTCATACGTCACCTATGGATTAAGAGATCGCGGCAAGCTGCCTGATCACTTCTGCTTTTTCAGGGGCAATGCTGGTTTTCATCTCCCCTGCCAGTTCTGAAATCCATATCAGTGCAATGTCTTTGTCTTTCGCTTGGCTCTCATAACAAACCCCCAGACGGGCGATGAGTTCAATTCTTTCTAAAACAACCACTTCATCCACTACTTGCACCCTTTCCCTCCGATGCTTAATTACTGTATACATATACAGTATATGCTTATCAGATTTAATTGCGCAAGAAATTATTGGAAGCCCGCCCAATCGCTAACCGCTGGGTAGTGCATTGAAATATCACCAAATTTGACTTTAGCGCCGCGCGCCAGTGCCTCAAGTTCCCAGCGCGTGGGCTCGATGCCATGTAGTGCCAGCTCTGAGTAAATTTTGGTTACGCGAGCGTGCTCGGCGGTGGTCAATCTGGCCGATGCAGCAGGCTCTATACGCCTATACGAGTCAATTCCTCTTTGCTGCCTGTTTATCTTCGGGGCATTTGCCCGTAAACGTGTCATAACAGACCGTGCAACGGTCATGTCATCCCAGTCAATCTGGGTTTCAGGTGCATGTTCCATCACCGCCATGGCCTCTACAGGCTCCCCATACTGCGCATTTTCGGCACCACCGCTGCCGACCAACCCACAGTTATTGACAGGACTCCGAGGCGCGCCGGAGGCGCTTTTCAAAGTCAAAGGCTCAACGGCAACGGCTTTAGCGACGATGCGCCATTGCGTGGTGCGGGTTTCATAAACGCGATCGGCGCCGATGTGCGGGGCAAAAATCCCCGCGATTTTATGCACTTCTTCGTCATAGGCGTTGCGCTCGTCGGCAACCCGGCGGGCTACACGCACAGTCTGATCGTCACGGGCAACGTTAGGGCCGCCCTGGGCCAGAATGTAAGCGGCAAAGTCACCGGCATCAGCAGCAGCGCGCACCGCCTCAACGGTTTCGTCAAACTCATCGGCCAGACTGACTGAGCGGATCTTGCGGCACTCACGCCATGCGCCGCGCGACGGCAGGCCGATAAAGTGGAATTGAGGGATGCGCCAAGTTGACGCCCACGCGGTGACGGCGGCCGCCGTATCAGTCAACAGCTCGCCGGTTTCATGATCGCGCTCGCCGTCCAGCGCGTAGCCGTCGATGTTTTTTGCAATGTATTTGGCGATATAGCCCGCCGCACCGCCTTTGTTCATGTGCTTGCAGTCAAACCGGTTTTTGGCGGCGCCGCGCTCGTCCCCATCTTCAGCCATGGCATAACGACGCATGATGTCGATCACCTGCTGGCGCTGCTCTTTGGAGGTAAACAGCATCATATGCCAGTGCGGCGTCGCATCATGGTGCGGTTCGACAACGCGCACGCCGTAGACCTGCAGGCCCGCATCTTTAAACGCCGTGCGGATCTTGCTAAACAGCTTCACAAGGTAGCGCTGGCCGTCTTTTGGCGTGTACGCCTCTTCATCCCATTTGTGATTAAAATGCACCTTCGGGGTATTTTTTCCGACGGCACGCGTCGGGTGATATTTGGACGGGGTGGTGATGGTGATAAACATCCCTTTATCGCCCCGCGTAGCGGCGGCCTGCTCAACACCGGCAATCATCGCCATTAACTCCATGCGGCGGATTTCCGGGTTAGAGATACTTGCCATCACCTTGTCTATCAGGCTGAAACGTTCGCCGGTTTCGACGTTTTCAAGCTCGCGGCTGCTGAGGTAATCAAAGTTTGACTGGCGGCGCGCTTTCACATCCCGGATTGCCTGCCGACTGGCATAAGACGACGCCCCGCGATTCACATTACCGGCGGCGATCAGCAACGCCTCGCACCAACGTGTACGCTGTGCCTTTAACTGGCGTTCCCACCATTCGGAATTAACCAACCGCGACAGGCTGGCAACCGCTGACCGGGCATCCAGCTTGCCTTTGCGGTATTTGCGCCAGTGCATCGGGGTGATGTTGAAGGCGCGAGCCATACCGGCAATGCGGCCATAAAATTCCGATTGGGTGGCATCGTCAAGCAGCGTGTCGCCGCCGTTCTCCGCCACAAACTCGTCACAGTAATTTGTGAAATTCTGTAGGAGTTGACCAGCAACACGATCAGCCATGCGCCGCAGTTCTTTGTCATCCATGCCGGGCAGTGACGCATAATTATCAACCTCGGTATAGAAGCGCACCGACGCCTCAAGATTCATTGCATTTTTAGCGCTGACAGTTTGCAGGCGCGGCCAGATGCGGCGATCGAACTGGAACACCAGCCACTTATTGGCGTCATGCAGCCCTTTGCTCTTGAGCAAGTTGGTGTAACGCGTCAGGAACATGGCGCTGAGGAAGCGCGGCAGACGGCGGATATTGGTTAAAACAGCTTGCCCCTGAGCGAGTTCCTCACGGGTAAGCGGTCTTACCGGCCCGGCAACTGCCGGGCGCGGTTCGTTCCATGGGTAAGCGAAGTTGCATTTGTCAGGCACTGGTCTCACCTGTAACATTACGCTCCCACACAAAAAGGAATAACATCATGAAAGATAAATATATTGACGGCATTACCATTTCGAAAATTGACGACAAAATAACCAAGTTAGTATCCAAAGTTGCAAAAAAAGAATTAGGTGGAGGCCCGATGCTCGTTGCCATTCAAAATGAAGCCGGTGAGGTTTACCGGCTCATCACTTCTGAAGGTATGTCGGCATACCTTGATATCGTTCAGGGGCTTGCCAACATGGGGCTTAATGACCTTCTCGCCACGAATTTCAAACCGCATAAATACGACAGTCTTTTCACCTTCAAATAATCAAAGGGGCGCAAGCCCCTAACCAACATGCTTTGCCAGATATTTAAGACCATACTTTGTTTGTTCAGTCATAATTCCGGTTTCAAATGCCTCCTGACAAAGTGCGCCAATGCGACCTATTTCAGCCCCCAGTGATGCAATGCTATTAACACTGGAATTGCGAACACTGTGATGAATAAGGCCGTTGACAAGCTGGTTAATCGTTGGGTAGTAGCCGATAGCCTCGTAACGCTCTTGGCCTTCACTTTTCCCTGTTTTTCCTATCTTCACCGTATTAAGAATGAATTGCAGGTTATCGCTGGTGATAACAAATTCAGAGCCGATTTTAATTTCCATGTTATTTCCTTAATCGTAATTTTGGTTTTCTGGTCTGCGTGCAAATCCTGAGTCACTCAAATCGGCCGCAATAAAATGACCTGCCAGCAACGCCAGTAGGCCGAACAAAATAGAGAATTCCGTCATGCCTTCCCCGCGTAAAGATGACTTTGCGTCTCACGGAGCTGCTGACAGCTCACGCAGGTGTCTACGCCGGGAACGGCAGCGCGGCGCGCGGCAGGAATCGGAGCGTCACATTCTTCGCAAACAAAGGCAGAAGGCAGCGCGGAGGATTTGCGGGCATTGGCGATCTGCGCACTCAATAGCAGCGCTTGCCGTTCCTGTTCGTAGTCCATTGGGTCAGCCATTAGTGCAGCTCCGATTTGTTATTCAGTTGATTGAGAGCCTGTTGCCCTAATTCCGCGATGCGGTGCGATTCCTTAATGACATCGCTAATGCTGTTAATAGATTGAAGAAACACACCTCGATTAACTGATAAATTAATGAGGTCAGAAATTAGCTTTAACTCATTAGAGTAAACAGCCCTTGTTGGATAATGTTTCTCCTTGGTTTCTTTGTCTGTTTTTACATCCGACAAAATTAAAGCTTCCGGGTTAGTCCCTTGCGCTTCAATTTTAATGATGGCGAAGGTGCCATTAACTTCAACCGCGTTAGCCATTAGTGCAGCTCCTGCGCTTGATTCTCTATGGACTCGGCCTCTTGGCGGAGTAGCTCTACAGCCTCGACCGCTGTTAACCCCTCTTGGGTGATGTGGGCCGCCAGCCGAACCAAACGCGCAGCAGCTACCTGAGATTGGTTTTTACGTTCATCAATACGCGCGCTATCTAACAAATCTTGAAACTCATTTGTTAAGGCAGATACCGCGCGGCAAGTACCAGCGACAACACCACGCTGAAAGGCGTTATTTGCCGAGCTGGTTAAAGTTGGAGTAAGAAGCAAAGATTCTTTCATAGTAAATGCCTTATTTCAGACAAAGCGATGCCCGGCGGGTTAACGCCAGAATTACGCAATGCGGTTAATTAACGTTTAATTCGCAATCATCATCACTGATAAATCGCGGTAAGGTTTTTGATAAATCAATCAGGTCATTCAGCGCCCACACGATTTGTTTACGCTCTGAATAACTCATTTCTGCAAACTTCATTTTTATATGCCGCTCTTTCAGCCCGGCATGAAAACAAACAGTTCTGCGGATATGTTCCGGCGACTTATCAAAAGCCTCTTGCGCCTGATTCTGCTTATGCGGGAACAGCTCACGCTTAATCTGTGAAATGCGCTTAATGCCGATCGCTTTTTGTGTTTCAGTAGCCAACAACATGACAGCCCCAATTAACGGCAGAAAAAACGGCGCAGCGGTGAAACTGGCTTAACCGTTGACAGGCCACGCAGTAAGGCCGCCTGATCATGACGCGGGCGCCAGCGCTTTCCGCCCGGCAGTTCAATAAAACCGTGTTCAAAATGCCGCGATGGACTTTGTTGTTTCAGCAGTGGAGCAATAGAAATAACCACGGTGATCACCTCAGCTTAAACCAGCAACAGCGCCCAAGCCGCTGATCACGTCAACGGTGGAGGCTAGCGCCGGGGTGGATTGGATGCGGTTCTGAACAGTCAAGCCGATCAACGACAAATGGCGGATCGCCGTGTTGACGCTTTCAAGCAGTGCGCTTTTGCGTACCGGCGTTTTGTGATCGCCCTGCACAGCGGCGGCGGCAACATTGCCGATTGCGGCAGTAGCGTGCAGCGCGTAGGCTGAGATGTTCCCGGTGCTGGCTTCGTTGACCGGTACAGACGGCATGCAGTTGATTTGTGCCAGCAGTGCATCGAGTAGGGTGGCATCTTCGGTGGCATCAGTGATAGCCAATAGCTCTACACAAGTGAGCTGGTGCGGCTGCTCCGGGTTCAGTTTGTTGCGTAATACCTGCGGCCTCATACCAATGCTATCGCCAAGCGTAACCAAGTTATGACGCACAGAGAACTGGCGGCAGGCCATATCAAAATGTGGATGTTTTGAAACCTCGTAATCAAACATTCCTCTCCCCTTTTGATGGTGGCAGTATCTCAAACCGAAACCGAAACTTCACATTTCGAGAGTGCATCTAGTGTTAGCTTCACCATATTGATGAGTACTTTTTCACGTTTCCCATCCTTAGACAGACGGTGACGGTAGGATGACAAACGCCCATCATCAAGCATGTCAGATACAGTTTCTTTCGATAACCCAGTGAGTTCACAGTACTTTTCCACTGTTACATGCGGAGTAGGAACCGCAATTGAAATACTCGGACGCATAGTGCAAGATCCTCCGTTGACCTGTGGTGGGTCGTGGTAAAGGGTGGTAAGCAGTGATAAGGCTGCTGACTTCCAAATTGGAAGTGAATTTAATACCACAAAATGACAATGTCAAAACAAATATTGGCAAAATGGGATTTTATGGAATTCAATCAAGATGCAAAGTCTGCGATCGAACGGATGGTAATGGCCTACGGAGTCAAGACTAAGCTGGCATTATGTGAAGCCCTAGGCATCACAGCTAGCGCCCTTGCGAACAGACAAAACCGTAATGCTTTTCCTGCGGAGTACGTTTTGAAATGCGCCTTAGATACGGGAGCATCTGTACGCTGGTTAACATATGGTCATGGTGAAATGTTTGATCAAACTGTTGTCACAGCCCCAAATGCTCTTGCAGTTCCAAGCAAAGAACTCACAGACAGAAAGCTGCAAGATGGCGAGACTTTGCTATTAGATAAATCCTTTCTTCCCGCAGACATCACAAAGCCAGTCTTGATTATTGATGGTGACACTCAGTACATCGCTTCGCACGGTTTTACAGAAATCTATGATGGTACGTGGCTTATTGATATTGACGACAATATAAGCATCCGTGAACTGGTACGCATCCCCGGAAACAAGGTCAATATCTCTGATAAAAAACACTCGTTTGATTGCGCTATTGATGAACTAAAGTTCATAGCTAAGATATTGATTAAATGTGAAAAAATATAAATAGCTTTATAGCTCCACCCCACCTACTGGTTGGTAATGTTTAAGATAGCTATAACAAACATTGACCACTGTATTTTTATACAGTTAAATGCACCTCATTTTTATGAGGAGGGTCATAGTGGCAGTTCGTAAACAATCATCCGGTAAGTGGTTATGTGAGTGCTATCCCGCTGGCCGCAGCGGTCGTAGGGTGCGTAAGCAGTTTGCAACTAAAGGTGAAGCTATCGCCTTTGAGCGCTTTACCATGGAACAGGTGGATAACAAGCCGTGGTTAGGCGAAGCAATTGATCGCCGTAAGTTGAGCGAGATCGCCAAACTTTGGTACAACCTGCACGGCCAATCCCTCACAGCTGGTGAAAACACCTACAAGAAACTATGCCTTGTGATTGAAGCACTGGGCGATCCTCCTGCTACTACCTTTACAGCAAAAGACTTCGCGCACTACCGTGATAAGCGTCTGTCCGGTGAAGTCTACTTTTCCGAGAAGTGGAAGAACGGCGCAGAACCGGTCACCGTAAATCTTGAACAAAGCTACCTAAGCGGTATGTTCAGCGAGCTTGCCCGGCTTGGCGAATGGAACCAACCCAATCCGCTAGAGAACATGCGTAAGTTCACTGTCGCAGAAAAGGAAATGGCGTGGCTTACCCACGCACAAATTACAGAGCTGTTAACAGCATGCAGCAGAGGTGATTCTGATTTGCCGCTTGTGGTAGAGGTATGTCTTAGCACCGGCGCACGCTGGCGAGAAGCGGAAAACCTTACTCGGTCACAGATAACACCGCATAAGATCACCTTCATCCGTACCAAAGGTAAAAAGAACCGCAGCGTTCCGATCAGTAAAGCGCTGTACAAGAAGTTGATAACGCGGGGCGATGATCGCTTATTCAGCGAATGCTATTTTCGCTTTATGGCCGCGCTCGAAAGCACCAGCATTCAATTGCCCAAAGGCCAACTAACTCATGTTCTTCGCCATACCTTTGCGGCACACTTCATGATGTCGGGAGGTAACATTCTTGTGTTACAACGTATCCTCGGCCACCACGACATTAAGATGACAATGCGTTATGCGCACCTTGCCCCGGAACACCTCGAAACCGCATTGCAATTCAACCCGCTGGCAACCATGCCAAGTGGCGACAAAGTGGCGGCACAGGTTGGCACTCACCACCCTTCACCACCCCTTATCACTATATCAACCTCTTGATAAACAAATAACTTATTGATTTTATTATTGTAGTGAGGAAATCGGGTTTTTTGTTGCCTGAAGCAGCCCGCAACACCTGCTGTCGCGGCCTCGTCGTCAGGCATAAAGCATCCTATCTCTGAGCGTCGCTTACGCCAGCCTCCCTATCAATGTGCAGGTTTCAACATAGAAACGCTGCTTGTGGGTTCGCCACTGTTCAAAGAGATGGCGTCACAAACGGGACTTAACAACAGCACTCTCGTCGCCGTCGACTGGGTGCTCTTTGGTGGCTCATTCCATCATCTTCCTGTATATCATAACGTCATGTTACTGCACTGGAAGAAGACCAGCATTGTCCCCCATGATAGTCGAGACTATCTAATTCACCTGTTTTATTTTTTCTTTAATTTTAATTAGTTTCTTTATATACGCATTGCTCTTATCCCCTTTAGCTATTTCCGCAGAAATCAGCGAGAGGAAGCTGTCATTAAAATCATCTTTGGCTAATGGATTAGCTCCATGAGCCAACAGAACCTCAATGTGTTCTGGGCAACTGTTATACAGCGCATTAATTAATGGCGTTTTGTTCATAGCCCCTTTGATATTAACATCAACTTGGTATGCAATTAACATCTTTAATGTTTCTGTGTTCGCCGCATCAAAACTTTCAAATATAATGGGTTGATTATGAACCTTATCTCTGGCATTTGGAGAGAGCCCGCCCTCTAACATAGCTTGTATCCATACGCCGTTATTCGCCTTCATAACAAATTCAGCTGGGCTACTCCCCCCCTCAGTTCTTGGCTGCAGTGGATCTGCCCCCACCTTGACCAAATCCGTAATGATATTGAGCCGCTCTGGCGTGTTCTTGTCAAAGATAGCGTTATTTATCGCCCAGAATAACAACGTCATCTCCGCCTTGGCCGGTCGATTTAACGTTTCTTTGCTCACCGTCGATAAAACCTTATCCAGCTTTTTTCTGTCACCCTCGTAGATGATATTGGCGATGTCCAGCTGCGTCCCTTCAAAATAATCTTGTGGCTGTAGATCCCTACCTTGTTCGCATCCCTGCATCATGAGCATCGACAGCAACATGATAATGATAAGAGCCCTGTGCCTCATGCCATCTCCATTTTAAGCGTAACCACGGTTCAACTTTGCTTTTTCACCGTATCAGCATCCCTCTATGCCCTTGGATACTGAGAACGGCTTATTTACTGACAGGGAGAGGTGGCCATTTCCCACCACGCTTAATTAGCTCGTCTTTGATGCGCTCAAGAGACGCTTTCGCCTCACTGCCGTCCGGACTTCTATTAATCAGCCGTTGCAGTTGATTGCCCATCGTCCAACCCGAGTTGCCCCTTATATCGCTATCGGCGCCTTTTTCTAATAGAAGAATGACGTGGTCATAGGAGTGATAATCTAAAGCATCGATGAGCAGCGTATCACCCAGTGAATTTCTTATATTTATATCAGCGCCATAATCCAACATGACCTCTAATGTCTCTGTGTTCTTCGCAAGAATACTTTTAAATATAATTGGCTTATTGTTGACTTTATCTTTTGCATTAGGAGATAGCCCCCCATCTAACATGGATTTTATCCAGATTCCCTTATCTGCTTTCATAACAAATTCAGCGGGACTACTTCTCCCTTCCGGCCTTGGCTGCAGTGGGTCTGCTCCTGCCTTAACCAGATCTGTAATTATCTTAAGCCGCTCTGGCGTGTTCTTGTCAAAGATAGCGTTATTTATCGCCCAGAATAGCAACGTCATCTCCGCCTTGCCCGGTCGATTTAACGTTTCTTTGCTTACCGTCGGTAAAACCTTATCCAGCTTTTGCCTGTCACCCTCGTAGATGATGTTAGCGATGTCCAGCTGCGTCCCTTCAAAATAATCCTGCGGTTGTAAATCCATACCTTGTTTGCACCCCTGAATGATGAGCATAGACACTAGCATCGTGATAATGAGTATGATTTTTTTCAT